AGCGAGGCCGTGTTGTGGATCTGCTGGTAGAGCCCGCCGCCGATGGTCGTTGCCGTAGCGGCGAACGAGCCGAGCATGTGCTGCAGCACCAGGCCGAAGCCGTTGGTCATCACATCGAACGACAGGTCGCCGCCCGCCTCACGCGCCACGACAGCGCGGCGAGCGCCACGACGAACGAGCCCGCCACCGCGAAGCCCCGCGCCCTGCACGGTGTGCTTCTTCATGCCCATGCCCTCCGAGTCGAACTCGAAGAACCGGGTGACAGCGACCGGGATGCCCGGCGTTGTCTCGGTGGCGATGCCTACGGTGGCCGACAGGCCAGAACCTACAGCCATTAGTTACTCTCCTTGGGGGTTTTGGTCGTCTTGGACTCGGTGAAAATTGACTGGTCGCGCAGGCCCTCGGCGGCATCCTCAGACACCTCGAAGCTGTCGCCCGCTGCGACGAGGATCCCCAGGGCGGGGAACTCCAAATCGCTGCCGGAATCATTGGTGAACTTGGGCATGAGGGCTCCTAGGGTGTGTAGAGGTTTGTGCAGTGAATGCCGAACATGACCCACGCGACCTGCTGCGCGCCGCCACTCGTGTCTTCGTCGTCGCGGGTTTGCGTGAGTTGCAGGTCAGCGATGTTCGCCGAGCGGCCGTTCGTGAGAACGCCGCCGAGAGTGAGGTCGGCCTGCACCCAATGGGCGATCGTGTCGAACAGCGCGAGGGCCGCATCACGCGCCGGCTTCTGCGCGGGCCCGGGCCGGGTCACGCTGATGAAGCACGGGATGATGTAGTCCTCGCTGGATCGGGTGGCGCCGAGCACGATGAACTGCCGACTGATTGCGCCGGTCGCCGCGTCATCCGGGGAAGTGCGGCCGATGAAGACCATCGACTGCGAGCCCGCATCCGGCATATTGTCGGCCAGGACCGCCGTCGCATCCACCGCGAGGAGCGCGGCCAACAGCGTCGTGCCGGCCGTGTTCGTGCCCGACACCAGATAGTCGATGGCCTTGCCGATCGACACGCCCATCAGAAGATCCCCGGGGTGGCACGCCACGGCTCGAGGAGTTCCATGACCTCGTTCGGCACGTAGTAGTTGCCGACCATCGTCATGCCCGTATCGTCTGCAGGTTGAGCGGAGAACGCCGCCCGGTTGGGCAGTTCGTTCTTCCGGTAAAAGTGCTTCACCAGAGCAGTCGTCGCCAGTTGAATGTCGTCGGGGATCGTCGCCATGCCCACCGTGTACGTGATCGAAACCACGTCAATGCCAGGGGGGAAGAACGCCAAGCCGCCGCCGTACGTCCGGCGCACAATACGGTTGATGGTCTTGTCCCACGTGTACCCGTACGGGGTGGACGCCTGCCCGAGAGGCTGCTCGGTGAGAGTGAAGTTCGTCGCGCCCCACGTTTCGTGCACATCCTGAATGGACTGCACCCACCGGAACGGCAACACGAGGAACGACCCGCCGCCGTCGTGGTACTCGGTGCGGGTCGCGGGGAGGATGGGGCCGCAAATCTTCTCGACCACGGCCGTCGCAGCCTTCAGCCAGCGGCGCAGCTTCACGTCCTTGGTCCGATCGACGGGGGCGATATTGAGTTCGTCGCGGAGGTCACTGAGAGAAACGAGATCCAGCGAGGGCTTCTCGACCGTGAACTGGTCCTGCTGCACATCCACGACCGTGCCGGCAGCCGACCACACGAGCAGGTAGCTGCCCACCAGAGAGGCCGGGACCTTCGCCGTGCACGGAATGTCCAGAGCTACAGCCGGTGTCGTGGTGGTCCCATCGGGGGCCGTCACCGTGAGCGTTACAGTCGTCCCGGCGAGGACACCCGGCACCGTGTACTGCGCGAGGTACACCCCGCCGAGAAGAATGGACATGGTTAGCGGGTTTCCTTCTTCGGGGCCACGGCGGTGCGCTTGGTCACACGGTCAAGCTCGGCCGTGATCGCGGCCTTGTGCGCTTTGTCGTTCGACTGCCGCAGCTCTGTGCGGAGCCCTTCGACGTAGGCCTCGCGGCTGATGGGCAGATTCAAGTCGTCGTCGCTCATGCGTCCTCCGTTGTGATGCAAAGTTGGGGGAACCCAGCCGGGGCCGCTTGTGACGGCCCCGACTGGGATCAGGTGTTACAGCCCGTACGCTCCGGGGATCATGCCGGTGCCACTGATGAGCGAGATCGCCTTCGGGAGGCGGTTCGCGATGACGCCGTAGTACTCGTAGATGCGGCAGTACACCGACAGGGTGCTCGCGTAGGTCTGCTGGAACGCCTCAGCCTTGGGGGCCGATTCGTACAGGTTGACCTGCGAAGCGTCGAGGATGAACACCTCGTCCTGGTTGGTTCCCGCGCCGAGGTTGACCGGGATCAGCGGGTCGAGGTAGACCGGCAGGCCGCGGAACGTACCCGCGACACCCTGCGCGTTCTGACCATCGGCGGTGCCGAGGCCGTTGAACACGCCGTACGCAGCGTTCGGCACGACGAGCGGGCGGCCCGTGGTGTCCTGCGCGGCGAGCAGACGGCCCCAACGGTCGGGGCGCATGACGATGGCGCTGGCGCGGGCGTAGTTGCCCTGGTGCACCGCGTCGATGCCCTGCTGAACCTGACCCGCAAGGAGCAGGGAGGTCGGCGAGGCGTTCGTGTAGGTGATCGCGTTCAGGCCGGACACGCCAGCGACCGCGGCGATGATGGCCGCGTCGATCTTGCCCGCGAGGTCGCGTGCGAGGTCGCCCAGGATCAGGTCGTCCATCGAGATGGGCGACTGGTCGAGGATCTGCTGCGCGACGACAACGCCACCGGCAACGGTGGTGATGCCAGTCGACACCGAAGTGGTAACGATGTCCTGGTTGGCGATCGCGCCGTTCTGGGAGGCCTGCGTGCCGGTGATGGTGCCGGTCGTGACCTTCGGGATGTTGATCGAAGACACGCTCGACGGAATGGCGACGTTGTTCACCAGGTCAGCGAACGTACGACCCGGACGCGCGAGGGCAATGAACTGGTCGATCTGCCACAGCGGCGGCGCGAACTCTCCACCAGCCCCAGCGACGGTCGTGGTGCCGGCGCGCTTCTCCATGTCCGCACGGTGGCGGTCATTCTCCACCAGACGCTCGGCGGCGCGGGTGTCGCCCCGGTGAGCCTTCGACAGGTCGTTGAAGTACGACTCGCTGCCGCCCTTGCGGTACGGCTCGGTGCGCAGCTCAGTGCGAGCAGCGGCGTCGGTCTTGTTGACCGGCGCGACTCCTGCGGGGACAGCCGAGGCCATCTTCGCGCGGAGCTCGTTCGCAGCGGCGAGGGTTTCGCCCTTGGCCTCGACGGCGCGGAACTCGGTGATCAGTGTGTCGATCTCGGTCTGCTCGGCGTCCGTGACGTTGCGGGTTTCCGTTTCGGCGAGGGCGATCAGCTCGTCGAGCCGGGCCTTGATCTCTGCCTTGCGGATCTCAATTGGATCCATGATGATGCTCCATTCAGTTCATACGGTTGATGGACTGTCCGGGTGGTACTGACGGCGCGCGGCGTCACCCGCTAGCTAGGCGGGTGAGGTGCGGGCGTAGTCCGGCGCGAACGAAAACCCCCCACAGGGGAGGGGTCGATTTGGGGGTTACTTGAGCAGCGCGCGGGCGATCTTCGCGCGGGTGAGCTCGAGAGTCGGGCCCGAGTTCTTCTGCTGCTCGTCCTCGTCAGCGGGGACAGAGACGCCGAGGAGATCCGCGAGGATCTGCATGGCGTCGTCGGTGGCGTCGTCAATCACGCCGAGGGAATCCAGAACCGATGTGAGCTGGTTCGTCGTCGCGGCCGACAGGGACTTCCCGGCGCGCTCCTCCATCAGGTCGCGGTAGACCTGCCGGAGCTTCTCGGGGTCCTCGTCTGCCAGGGTGCGCATCCGCAGCGACACCGACGTGTTCGGGTTCGCCGGGTACGTGACCACCGACACATCGCCGCCCGCGAGGGACAGTTCGGTCAGCGATCGTTCGGAGTAGTCCGGGGACCATTCCTGACGAACCGTTCCGAATGCGAACGACATCTCGCCGAGGTCGCCGCGCTCGAGCTTGGGAACGAGACGCTGCACGTCCGGGTCGGATGCGTCCAGCACCGACCGGGTGAGCAGGCCCGTGGAATCCTGTGACAGGTCGAGGGTGCCCGAA